TTTTATCTTAGTGGTTAATCTACTTTCTTCTTTTTCAATGCCTATTCCTACACCCTGAATCAGATAACGCCCCGCTTTTTCCCCTTTCCAAGATGGCGATCTATTACCTAATTCATCATTTAACCCATCGATAATATTTCGTGCATTTTTTCTAACGATTTTTTCAGCATCGTTATCTTTTAATCCTTTGGTTAAACCTTCGCTAAGGTTTTTACCTGACTCCAACCCACCTTTAGCTAATTGAGGTACAATCTGTTTTAATTTGTCGTAAACAGCATCAGTAGCAGCTTTTGCTGTCATACCTTGCTCTTTAATTAATGTGATTGCTTCATTAATAATGCTTGAAACTGGACTAGCTGTATTTTTAAGTTGATCGAAAACTCTTAATGCCTGTTCTGCCTGTTCTGCAATTGCTTTATTTTCTTCTGTGTTAATTTGATTACCCGCAGTTTTTAGTTTTGCGGCTTTTTTATCAGAAGTTAAAGAGCCAAATACCCTTTTATCGGTTGCTATACGATTTCTTAATGCGGACTGTACCTCAGCGCGAGTTAAAACATCTGTTTGCTGTGTCGTGGATGATCCAAATAAATCAAATTGTTCTACAGTATCAACTGTACTAGCGTTCAACGTATCAATTAACTCTGAAACTACTGATTCGGTTACTTTCTTTCCTTTTTTCTCGAAATTTTCAATTAATTTAACTAACTCTCTTTGCTGAAATTCCTTAAGTCCACTGCCGCCAATCTGAACACCCCTAAGTTCAGGTATATCTCCACTGGCGACACGATCAAACAACTCCTGTGGTAATTGAGCTAACGCAAGTCCTTGAGAAGCTACTCGATCTCGCATCGGTATGCCAGCTTTTTTAAGCGATTCTTTGTCAGCTAGATTCATGTCTCGCAAAAACTTGGCTGCATCTATAGCTGTACCGCGTCCTTCTGCAATATTAATCATCGCCCCTTTAGCTCTAGCTTCTTGGGCTGACTGAGCATTCAACAGTCGTACAGTAATATCTTTAACGTTTAAATCTTTGGCTAAATTAAGCCTATTATGTCCATTAACTACATAAACTTTCCCGTCTTTAGGATCGCGCCAAACACTGACAACTCCCGCTAAATCATCATCCCATCTACCAACACCAGATAAAGAACCAGTCGATCCAGTTTTGCCGTGTACAAGTTTATACTGGAATCGTTCTGGATCAAGATTTAAGTCTGAGATCGGAAGTTTTCCTACCCAGCCAGGGGAAGTCGGGCTATTTTCTTGAGGAACCCTTTTTAACGGATTCGGAGTTTCAGTAACGCGTAAAGGAATATTCTCAGTCTGTAGATTGCTTGTAGATGCAGGTAAAAGAATATTCTTGGATTGTATCTGACTTTTGGCATTAAGTAACAGATTGTCAATTAAGGTTACAAAGCCGATTAAAGATTTATTAATACTTGTCGTATCAAATTCAGGGTTAGCTCTTATTGATGCAATACCCGTTTTAATTTTTTCTAATTGGGAGAAAAGAGTCTTTAAAGATTGAATATCTTTATTAGTATTAATTTGTTGACGAATGTTTTTTATACCACTGCTAATTGTTGCAATAAAATCAGCAGAAATTTCTCTAGTTGCAATCTGAAATTCACCAAGTTCTTTTTTTCCTAATTTTGTTCTATCACTTGCTTTTGTTGTTAGTAAAAGTCGAGTTAGTTGGTCGGGGTTAAATTTTTCAGTTAATGATTTCCATATTTCCTCTTTTCTGGCTCCTGCTCCCGATGCTGGTACATCAATTCCCTGATCTCTAGCTAATCCTCGTAATTGTTTTACCGTGTAATATTTTGGGTTAATTGCCTTGATGTTAGCTGGAATAGGACTACTTACCGGGAAAGCTTTTTCGTCAAAATATGGGGTTATTTCAGTAGTAATTAAAGAACCGGCTTTATCTTTTGCGGCTTTTAAAAGTTTCTGGGTTTTACCTTCAATTTTTTGCTGTTCTTCTTTGTCAATTAATTTAGGGACGCTACTGGTAGCCGCCCCTAAAAGCTTCTTAACCCCTTCCCCCGCCATTAACGCCGATCCAGCGACCGCCCCCCCTTGCGCTAAGACGCTGATAGTGCCGTTGGTTAGTTCGGTAACAAGGTTCATTACCGCTTCCGTTAACTGTTGTCCCACTCCAAACGGCAAGCCGCTAAAAGCTTGAGTCATTTGTGTGGCTACGGCTTGGAGCATTTCACGTCCACCAGCACTCATTGCCCCCGCTAGAATGCTTCGCATCTCGTTAACAATTGTGGCATCTAACCCCATCGGGAGTGCGTGGAGAGCGGCCGCTCCCATAGCAGCCGTTCCCCCTACCTGAATAGCTTTTTTACCTATTGCAGCACCAGGTAAAGCCATTACTGGACGTTCGATCACTTTCAAGACGGTGAAAACAACCTGACCAAATTTGATTACATCCAGAGAGGTATCTTTAAAAGCGTTTCCTAGTAGCCTCCCCGCTTCCTTGAACTCCCTAATCAATACCTGATTTAACAGTTCTGAAATGTTTTCTTGTCCTGTTAAAAGCTGTATTTCACCGCTACTATCGGGAGTTGACAATCTGGTAGTTAAAGCACTTTTTAATCCCGATTGGGCTTTAATAGATATATCTTCTAAGATTTTTTCTAGTGGGCTGTTTCCTCTATCTGTTCCACTACTGCCAAAATCGTCAGGAGCGGGCGGCAAAAGCTTTTGTGAGGATACCTTGTTAATTGCATCTACAAAAGCCCGCATTAATTCGGCGTTAGATTTAGCCCACGGGTCAGGTGTGCTATTTTGCCACGGATCGATTAAAGGACTAGCATATTTAGCCAGAATACCTTTTTTTATTTCATTTAAAGCTTGTTCTATAGAATTTAACGCTGTTATAGCTCTGTCTGTATTTCTGGTTAAGGATTGTTCTAGAAATACAGTAGGATTAAGCTTCTCAGTTTTTGGCGTAGTAACTTTTTCTTGCTTTGGAGGTATAGAGACTGGTTTTGTTTTAGGGTAGGTTATTTTCTCACCGTATTGCTGCAAAAGTGTAGGATTAGTTGATCCTAGTTCTATTAATTGACCTGACGTGGTTTGTTTTAACTTTTCTGGATCAACGGTTCGTTTTTCAGGTATTGGCAAAGGAGATTGAAACCCAGACAAAATAGCCCCAGTTACGGCTATTTTGTCCATCAATCCTTCATACTGATTATTCCCCGTCATTCTATCTATGACAGTTTTCTTGTCTTCAAATTTTTGAGCGGTTGTAGGGTTAACCTGCGATCCCCCGAAGTCTATAGCCCGAATTCCTTGAGGCGAGAAAAATACGTTAGTTTCGGCCAAATCATTATGGACAACACCCATTTTTTGTAATGCCGAGTTTAATTGTCCAACCTGTTTATAAAGAATGGTTGCCGCTTTATTGAAGCGAGTTTTTTCTTTTTGTGCTGTTTTTTCTAAATTTGTTATTTCTTTGTTTAACCTTTCTATTTCAACTTCATTACCTTCTTTTGTGGCTTTATCTAGCGCAAGGGCTGCATCCGCTAATTGTTTTTGAATTTTCTTAAACGGTTGCGCTATTCTAGTTAAAATTTCTTTTAGCGTTTTTCCTTGTATTCTTTCGGTGACAATAGCTTTGTCGGGAACCGCTTTATAAAGAAGCGGCGATAGCCTCCCCTGTAGCTGTTTATATGTTTCTAGCTCGTTAGGAGTTGCTATTTTTTTATTAACACCTTCTGGGTCAATATCGGTTTTATAAACAAATTCATCAGTTAAAAAGGCAAAGGAGCCGTGCATTCCTAGTTCAGGAAAACCCGTACCGATCGCTTTTATTTTGTCTATACTAGGGACAATTTCAGCGGTTAGTTCCGTGATTAATTTATTGTACGCAAGAATAGCCGCTTGCCTATTTCTAAATAACTTAGTTACTCTTTGTTTTTCAGCTTCATAATCAATTTTTTGTAAAGCAGTTAAATTAGATGTTGAAGCAGTATATTCAGGGAATTGCAGATTTAAGTCTCTAACAATTTCTTCTTTGGGTAAATTTTTGGTAGGAAATGATTTTCCCAAAAAAGCGTTTATTTCGCTTGGGATTGTTTCAGTTGGGAAAAACTTAAGATTTTGTCTGGTTTCGTCCGATAAATTCCCGCCTCGACTAACATATTCTTTTGTTACCTTGTCAATCAAGGTAAACATTTCTATTAAAGCGTCTTGATAGGAGCCAAATTTAGAGCCTTCTTTTCTAAACCATGGAATAGTTTCTGTCTGTAGCTTCCCAGTGCGCTGTTTTACGGTATTGGGATCGAGATTGCCAGCCCACCATGACGGTTTTTCAGAGACTTTTCCGGTCTGGAATTCTGTCATGGACTTATTGTATCCTTCTGCCACTTCCTGATATTTCAGAAAACCAGCAAAATCTCTAGCAAGGTTTTCTGGTAAATTAACGCCTGACGCTTGAAATTTTTCTTTAAATTGTGATGCAATTTTGTCAAATTGATTTCTTAACTTTGCATAAAATTCTTCTGCTCCTTCCACATCTTTAAATGCTTCAATTGCGAAGTTATCTTGCATCATTTCTAACACCAAGTCTAAGACATTAGACTTGGTGGTTTGCCCATCGTATCCTTGCAAAAATCTGTGGAAAGGCAGATCGGTATTAAACTCTCCTGTATTCAATACCGATTCTATTTGATTCATCGAACCGATTAACTCATAAAGCTTATCTCCTGCTTCTACAATTGCCGATATTTTGCTAGGAGACAAATTTGGAATATTGGCGTTAATTGTTGCAAAAAACTTATTTATAAATTCTATGTTTTTAAAAAGATGTTTTTGGTGGTGATTTGCGCTTCCATAGGGGTTTGTGCTTTCTATCCCCATAAATTGATTTGTTTTATTTCCGATCCCTAGAAGCTTGACAAAGCCGAGGGGATCGGACGTTAGCATCGAAGCCGTGAAGTTTTTGGGTGTGCTTTGGGTTATGTCAACAAAAGGGTAAGCCATTGCTAACGCTTGAGTATCTTTTACTCCCATAAATTGAGCGGTTCTGGCATATTGAATATTATCCACACCACCCAAAGAATATGAAACAACATTTCCTTTACGTCCTTGCTCTTGAGCAAGCATTGTGTTGGCTAATGCTTGAGCCGCAGCAGTTGACGGAGTAAAAGCGTCCAAGCTAGACGATATTTGCCTAAAAGCGTTTATTAAGGTGTTTAGAGCTTCTTCCCCTTCTAAAAAGGTTAAATTCCGAGAAATAAAAGCCTTAAACTGTTTTTCTGCTGGCCTTTCATTTTCTAAATCGGTATCGGTTTCAGGATTTTCTACAGGAATAAATCTTTTTTGGGGAGCTAACGGCTCTAAAGACATAGCTACTTTCCTACCACCTTGCCCCCCTCTAAATTGTGCGCCCCCAATGACGCTAACAACGTCTTCCCCTTCTTTTAATTTTGGAAAACCCGCCTTTCTTTCACTGTAAATCTTTTGGGCTTCTAGGGAAGTTCTGTAGTCTTTCATTCCCTGTACGAAGCGTAAAAAGGGGCTAATTTCTTTTAAAAAAGAATTAAGTATATTAACTACTTTTGTCTGAGGTTGTGCATTTTCTAAAAATCGTTGCATTGATAAATTTGCTATTTCAGCTTTGGACAACCCCTGTCCTGCATATTGTTTTTGTATTTCCTCTGTTGATTGTTTGAGTATTTTCGATAGTTCAGGGTCTTTTTGAATTAACCTTAATCTTTCCTTTGTTTTACTTGCAGGAACCGTAGCTATTTCTTGTAGAGTTTTAAACCTTTCTATTACCTGATTTACATTAGTTCTTTTAAAAGCGGCGTTAAATGCTTTTTCTGTGCTTCCAGAGCGAGTCAATTCTGACAAGTAAGTTTCAAGAACTTGATTTTGTCCTAATAAATATCTGTCTATTTTTTTGATAGCAATAGTTATTTTTCTTGCAGCATTGCGTGATGGTTCTACTGCCCAAGTGTTAGAAAATTCTTGTCCGATTCTTTCAAAATAGCCTCTAACAACGTCTCTTAAAACCGTCGCAGTAGCTTTAAAAGGTAAAGCAATGACGCCTGTTACTAAGCGACTAGCCGCCCCAACAATCCCTCCGCGGCTATAGGATTTTCGGATTTCTGAGGCAAGGCGAGATGTTGATCGCTCGATCTCTTTTTCTACTTTGTCCTGATACCCCGAAAACCGATGCTCGACCACAAGTCGGGACGGAACTTTTATATCAACGCTGACACGCTTTAACTCTCGCAACTGCTGATTAAGACTAACAAGTTGCCGATCCTCGACAAATACCCGAATAGGGTTGCGCCGATAGTGATCGCTGGTTTTATCGAGGTCATCCCGTTTTAACTTAAGGTGATCGTTTAGTTGGTACAACGGGCGATCATCTACTTTTACCCCGATTTTCACCGTCACCCCAGAGCGGGCGGCCATACGCTGTAGGGAGACAAGTTGACCTTTTGCCCGTGCGATACCAGTATCGTACTGAGTAGTAATTAAACCTAGTCCGATTTCTAGCGTACCTAGTGAAACGGTCATTTTTCCTTGTCTCCTAGCTGTGTGAGTTCGTCGTATAGTCCACAATCCACGATTATTTGTAGGGCATAAACGGGGACTTCCCCGGCTTTTAATGCCTCTACCAATATCTCGGCGGTTTCGGGATCGAAGAAAGTTTCTTTCTTTTTTTCCAGTCGGTATGGGAGAAAATCCCCTGGGGTGAGGTCGCTTATTTTTCCGCTATCCTTGGCTTGGGCTTTCATGTAGGAATGAACCATTGCGGCAATCTGGCTCACGGTTCCCGATAGCGAGTTTATTTCTTCTGCCTTGATTCGCTGCACTCCCGACCATTTTTTGAGAATCATCCAGTCTGGCCATTCGTACCACTCATCGGGCGGCAGTCCCCAAGCGAACCACTGAAAATAGATTTTCTCCCAATCAATCGGGTTGTTTATCGCTTCTAGGCGAGCGTTAATCGCCTCATCTATTCGTTTTTTTCGGTTTCCTCATCTTCTTTTTCTTTAGGTTCTGGTTCCTTTTCGGACGGCTTTGGCCACTGACTAATATCTGCATAAACATAGTCGTTATAGAGGCGCACCAACATACTAGGGTGGAGAGCATCGATGTCTTCTCGACTAAACTCTACCCCCGCTTTTTTTGTTCGGCGCGGGCTATTCAAAAACAATCGGATTAATTCCCGATTGTAATTGTCGAAAGTGTCTACTCTTTCTTGATAGAGCTTATTTAGTTCGTCAAGGTAAGGAGTGATTAAGTCAGCCGTTTCTTTGCTAAACTCTCGCCGGCGTTTACGGGAATTTACAATAGATTCTTGGGCTATTTTTGCCGACTCTATTTTTTTCTCGACACTTTCTAGCTCAACCGTTTCCGCTGCATTGACAATTATTTCTTCTACTTTTTCAAGTAGCGAATTGTCGCTAGTAACAATCGATTCGACCTCTCCAACAGACAGCCCTGTTTTTTGACTGACTGCTTTTAACTGTTCTAAGTACGCCTTGTCAGCCTTGTCTCGCGCTTCGGAGGCGACCGGCATAGCTTTATTTTCCGAGGGGTGGATGCCGTAACGTTTAAGGAATTCGATCCCGATTTCCCCATCTTTTTCTAATGCGATCGAATCGAGTTTTTCTAGTAGGGTTTCGTCGTCAATGTACTCGATCCATTCTTTTCGCAAGGGGAAGAAAAACGTTTCGTTAGTTTTGAGTTTCCCTAAAATACTTAATGCCATTTATTTTTGCCCGTTTATTTTTTTTCATCCGAGGAAGATCATCAAGCCACAAAGGGTCTAGCTCTATCTCTATTTCGTCTCGATTCCCCCTCGGATCGGGATCGGAGCGAAGAACTTTATTTTTCTGCTTTATTTCTCTGTCAAACACGCCGACACGAAAATAGAGATATTCCCCACGAATCTCGCAATTTACGAGAAATACCTCTTGTTCCGCGTCTACTAGGTGTCGGATCATACTAAGGTGTAGTCAGCCGCAACTACATCACTATCGAACGGAGATGTCGCCATACCGTCAATATAGCCCGCTTTACCAGTGATCGTGAGGTTGATGGTGTTTTGAAGATAGGACGCTTTTTCGCCATTCTCCCCGCGAGACACATAGCACTGAGCGCCACGACCGCCGCGCTGTCCAGGCTTGAGAATTTCGAGATACAGGCACGCTCCTTCTTCTTCGGCTGTGGTAATGACCTTTAGAGCGGGATCGCCGTACACTTCCGGCCCAGAAATAGAGCCAGTGTAGTTGACGCTTTCGATAAACTTCTCCATCGCCAGATCGTCCGAGAATACCGAGTCAGAGCCTTCATTATTGCTTGCGTCGATATTATAGGTTTTGGCCGAAATCACCGGGATCCACGCTCGGATCGTACAGGTCTGCGGAGTGGGAGTAGCGAGAGCGGCCGTGAATTTCGCTCGTTCGATGTCGATCGCTGTCTGCGTTTCAGTCGTGGTTTTTTTGCGAACGATAACATAGTTCCCAGTAGTGCCGATCTCGATCTTGGTTCCCTCGAACAAGATGCGTCCGAATCCTTCGGACGCAACGGTGATCTGATCGTCGCCCTCGTCAACTCCTGCAGCGAGGGCGACGGTTCTAGTAGGCGCAGGATCTCCGTAAGCAAAAACGCCAGACACTAGCACTTTCACGTTGCGTGACGGCGTTAAATTATCTGGGGCTTGCAAGTCTGAATAAGTCGCCATTATTTTATTTTTTACCTGAAAGTTTCAAGTAATATTTTACCTTAAAAGTTTGGCAGTGGAGACTTTGATAGTGGCTTTCGGTCGGATTATGCCTTCGGCTGTTTTTAGGTAGGCAGTCACGCGGGGCAATTCGAGGATATTCCAGTAAGGACTAATTTGAATTCTGCCCACTACAGGAGTCAGCGAACGAGACAGATCGTACTGCTTTAAGACGATCGTGTAATTTACCATCTCAACGTAGTTACCGAGCAGGGGATCGTAACGGGGATCGGGTTCCCGTTGGATGATCGCCTCAATTCCGCTATTTATTTTCATTCGGTAGTTAGCGGGCAGTTCGGGAGGCTCTACCCAGATAGCGGGAACCTCTTTTATTTTTTGCCCGGTGGGATTGATTATTTCGTACTTTCCTAGATCGGTATCTAGGATTATTTCTAGGTTATTTCTGAGGGCTTGAAGGGTTTCCCGTAGTTCGGCTTCATTCATTTTTTCAACCTATTTTTCCCCTCATAATATCAGCGTAACTTTCAAGCGGATCATAATCTTCGACTGCTGTGGTAATAAACGGACGCGCTGGAACATCGGTTATCCCCCCATCAGCCCGCTCTATTTCGTATCCTTCGTGAACATAAGGGGCGTGTTCGGCGGTATAGCCGATAATTTTGTCAGTATCGCTAATATGTTCGACAAACTGGCTATTTTTTAGCTCTTCTGTGTCAACGATGTCACGAGGAGAGCCAACGATCATTCCGTTTTGCCGTCTTGTTTCCCGTGGCCACTGCCATTTAGGGTCACGGATTTGATAGGTTATTTCTTGGGCAAACTCGCCTACCATTTCCTCAAATCCTTCGATGGCTAATTCTTTTCCGAGGTTCCAGTTGATCATTTATTTTGTTGCATTTATTTTATTTCTATCTCTCATTCTTTTAGTATGCTGTGGGAACGGGGGAATGTCGGTTTTTTCCGAAAACATATTTTTATTTTTCCCCGTGTAGTTTTTATTTTTCTGCATTACCCTAAGCACATTGCGAGCGGCAGAGTATCCAAAGACCTCAGCGAGAATATGCAGATCGCAATCGACTATGTAGTAATAATCGATCAGGAATGGCGAAATATTAAAAACGTGCGGATTTCTATTGTTTTGGCGGTTAAACACCTTGAAGGTTATTTTTTTTACCAGTGGCTGTAGTTGTTTTACGAGGTCATGGTAATTTATTTTTAAATCGTCCGCTATTTCTACGAAAGATAAATATTCGTTTTCGTGGTAGCATTTGATTATTTCTTGAACTGTCTTTTCGTCCATAGCAAAGCAAAAATGTCTTAGGGATAACCTAAGACATTATACACTTTTTAAAAAGTCGTCTTTATTTGATGGAACGAATTAAATGGACAAGCCAGTGATCTTTTATAGCTTGCCATTCTGAGTCGATAGCATAATGATCTATCAACTCAATTGTGTCTAATTCATCGAAATAGCAGTCTGGATCATTTTTGTGAGATTTTCTCCATTTTTCCCATGCGTTAAAATCAGCATCCCAATCACCATTTTGCCACTGACGGGGAACTACTACGGCGCATTCAAATACTGCTCTTAGAAAATAATAAAATTTATAAAGCTTAACCATGTTTTACTCTATTTGTGGTGTTTCTTACAACCCTAGTTGGGCAAACTGATCGCAGGAATCGAACCTGCTAGGAGCTACCGACTGGCGATCGGGAAAGGGGAATTATCCCCGTTTTGATCTGGCTATCACTAATCTTTTTTATCACTGCTGACATTAAACCACTGGTAAAGGTGGTTTCCATTTTTGCAGTCTTCCAAATTCTATTTTACGGAATGAGAGTGTTCATTAAAAAATGCCGAAGCGTCTTTTAACTGGGTGAAATAGTACACTTGCCCGTTGTTTGTGATAACAATGTATCCCATCTCTCCCAATCGAGAGAGAATTTCCCCCATGCGCTTTTGTTTTTTGCGGTAGGCAACTACTTCGGGGCTGTTTTGAGAATCCATAAAACTCCTTTAAGAACTTGATTTCTTTTTCTTTAATCGATAACGCCGGCATCTTTCGGCGTTGTTGCTGGTTTCATTTTCTGGCGGTCTACCGACGGGATTACCAGTGAAATGATACTGGCAATCTTTACATCGGTATTTTTGTTTTCCCGACACAGAGAATCCCTTTTTAGAGATTCTCTGTGATTGGCATTTAGGACATTGAGTATGTACCAGTGTTCAATTTCTGGATATTCTTTGTCCAAAGTTGCAACCATGCTTTGAGCAAAGTGCCGTTCCATTCCCGCTTGAAGGTCAGAAGGAAAAGCCGTCCACTGACTTTCCCCTGAAACATTATTCATCATGTGGTTTTTCCACTGTATTTTGTATTTCATTTGCCTTGTGATCTCATCAGTGCCAGCATTGAGCCATCTGGCAGACGGGGATAATTCCCCGTTTCGATTTGGCTATCAATTTTCTTCGTTGCTATAGCTATAGCTAATTTCTCTTTTTGAAGGTTTAGCAATTCCTAAAAAACGTAACATTTTCTCTTTTATCGTCTCCTTTCGATAGACAATAGGAAGTGTCGGGTAACTCCAATTTTCCTCATCATCCACATCAAACCACTCATAAACTACCCAGCAAGGATCGTCAGTATTCTCATTGTTAAGCCCGTTGAGATGCCACCAGAACATCTCCGCATTGTTTCGATTCCAAGCCTTAAAAGCCCGGGCAATTCTTACAAAACCTTTCATTTGTTTGCTTCTTTGTGTGTTTCAATGTAATCACTGTATCCCAAATTCTCTTGAATTGTCAACTAAAATTCTAGAAGTTTTTCCCATAATTTTCCGAATAGTTACTATAGATCAATCTCTATACATCCCTGTTATCGGGATTAGGTCAATGTTAGAGATACTCTAACATCCCAAAAAGCTTACGGGGTGAGCGTTTCGGGAATTTGTTATGGATGTTGTGGCAATCCTAGTGAAAAAGGAGAGAAGTGTAAATAACCAGACGCAACCATAAGAATACGCCTAGAGACACGAAAACTGATCGGGATATAGA